CGGGCCATGATGGTGACATTGACCCCACCGCCGCCGTAGCTCTGTGCTTCACGCCGCGACAGCACCCGCTCGCCCCGCTGCAGGATTGCAGGCACCTCGTCGTGGCGGAGCCCTGCAACGCCGCCGGAGTGCATCCGGGGCGCATCCGCGAACGCCATCGCCGGGACCATCCGGCCTGGTGCGGAGGCACCTACCATGCCGCCTGCATGCAAGATGTTCGCGAAAATCCCGCCGGCACCCCCAAGCGCGCCGGAGAGTGCATTGGCGATGGGCCCGAGGATAAATCGACGTGCCGCCAGCTTGGCGAGATCGGCCAACAGCGAGGTAACCAGATCGCGGAAATCCAGCTTGCCGGTCTTCACGAACGTGGCCACCGCATTCTCTGCCGACTGGAATGCGCCGACCAGCGCCTGGCCGATATCGCCGCCGATATCCCGGGCCTTGTTGGCATAGTCGCTGAGCGCTGCGGTGATCGCCTGCCAGCCGGTGACGGCGGCTTCGGTGTCGGGTTCGGCGGCAGCGGCAGCAGCCCCGACCGCAGCGCCTGCACCCGTGGCCGCCCGTCCGGCATCGCCAAGGGCTGTCTCAAGACGATCAGCCGCGTCCGTCGCTTCGGTCAGCGCGCCTGCGCCACCCTCATTGCTGCCCCGCACCGCGTCACGCAGGGCCTGCCAACTGGCGAGCGGCGCACGCGCGCCCTCGGCCAGATCGCGTGCCGCGCCGCGATAGGTGTTGGCAGTTGCAAGGGCGGTATTGGCCGCCTGGGTGAGCCCCAGATCGGGGGCTGTGAGCGGATTGTCCTCAAAAGCGCGGTCGAAAGCGGATTGAGCGGCGGTGGTCGCAGCCGTCGCTGCACCCTCAAACCGGTTCTCGATCTGGCCCAGTTCGAGATCGGGGATGATCGAGATACGCCGCTCCGACCCGAGCGCTTCCAGCCCCTGGTTGATCCCGCCGATGAATGTATTGATGCGCGAAACGACGCCATTCAGCATGGCTTCGACGCCGTCGATCAGGCTGTTGGCCGCCTGAAACGCCAGATCGCCGATGGCCGCCGGAAGCAGTCCCCAGATCGCCTTGATCGCCTCATAGGCCCCCTCAAACGTGTTCGCGGCCGTGTTGCCAAAAGCCACGACGCTATCGATGGCGCTCTGCATGCCGGAGGCGGCATCGGCCTTCAGATCGAAGAACATTGCCGTGGCCGCAGCCCCCGCCGCCGCAGCCCCCATCTTGATGCGATCCCAGACCTCGACGGCGAGGTCTTTCAGGAGGGACATCGCTTCGCCAAACCCACCCGCACCGGAAACAAGGCGGGTGAACTGGTAGACAAGCTCGCCCGCGCCAACGATCAGTGCCCCGATGCCGGTGCGGATCAGCGCGCCGCGCAGAAGGACCAGCGCTGTAGCGAGCCCACGGACCGACAGCGCTGCGACCGCCATCCCGGCGACCCAACGCCCTGTAAGAAAGGCCGCAAACGTGGTGGCATAGGTGGTCAGACGGCCGATATTGTCGAAGAGGCCCCGGATCGCGATGCCGAGCGGACCGGTCCGGCTGGCCACGGCCGCCATGGCATTCGCGACGGCTTCCAGCGCAGGGGCTGCAGCAACCGCGAGCTGGTTCGACAGGCCACGCCAGATCAGGCCGAGCCGCGATATGGCGTCGTTCGTCCGCTCGATCTGGTTGGCATCCTGCTCGGAGACGACCACCCCGAAGGCGAGCACGTCCTCGGTCGCCTGGCGCAGCGTCGCGGTGTCGATGCGCGACATCGCGATGGAGCCTTCTTCGCCAAAGAGCTGACCGGCAACGGCGGCGCGTTCGGCCGCAGGCACGAAACTTTCGATTGCCGCGTTGATCGCGCCCACACGTTGGTCAAGCGGCAGGGCGATCAGCTCGGTGGCCGAGAGCCCCAGCCGCTCCAGCGCATCGGCGGCGGGACCGGTCCCGGCGGCCGCCTGGCTGAGACGGCGCGTCAGATCCTTCGTGGCCTGCTCAATCCCGGAGATGGAGACGCCCGCCAACTCACCCGCCCGCTCCAACGTCTGGATCGAGGCGACGGTGGTCCCCAGCGATTGCGCCAACTTGGCCTGCGCGTCGACGGTTTGCAGCCCGGATCGGACCATCGCCACGCCAGCAGCGGCAGCGGCGGCCACGGCGGCAGCGGCGGCCACTGTGACACGGCGGGAAAACGCCGCGAGCCGTGTATTGGCCGCTTCCATCTCCCGGCTAAGGCGGCCGAAGCCGCGCGCCCCGGCTTCGCCCACGCCTTCCAGCTCGGCACGCACCTGTCGGCCGCCGACTGCGGCAAGTCGGACAGAAACGCGCTTTTCAGCCATTGGAATGATCCATCTGTTCGTTGAGTTTTGCCACCATCACCGCCTCGATGGCGGGCAGCAGTTCAGCTGCTGCGGCAGGTGGCACGCCGAGTGCATCGGCCAGCGCCAGCGCTGCCGACATGTCCCAGCCGACAACCGCGCCCGGCAGCACACGGAGCTGGCCACCGAGGCGACCGACCAGGTCCCAGACCTGCCAGCCGTCATGCGTGAGCGGCTGGTTCAGCCGCGCCGGGCAGTCTTCGCAGGTCGCTTGGCACGCGTCGCAGTAGCGCTCGCCCCCGCCGAAGGACCATTCGGCGAGAGCGCGGAGACGTTTTTTTCCTGTTCCAGCAGCAGACCTTTGGAAACGTAGGTCAGCTGGAAGGCTTCGAAGATCGGCCAGACATCGAGCAGCGCGTCGATAGCCTCGGGGCTGGGGACGATCACGTTGCCATCTGCGTCACCGATGCCCTCCCAAGTGAGAACTGCCCGGCGCGCCAGCGCCTTGGCGAAGGCAACGGCGCGTTCCTCGTCGCTGGCCTCCTCTGGCAGGCTTTCGACAACCGGATCGCTGCGCGTCGCGACCATAATGGCCGTCGTCAGCGGGCGGAGTTGCACCCGCACGCCGGGTGCAAGGTCGTGCCAGCGGGGTGCATTCGTCAGATCGAGCGTCAGCATCAGTAAATCTCCACATCATTCACGAGGGTGGCGGTGCACATCCGGCCGACGGTGCTGTCGCGGGCAGCCTGCCAGTCGAAGGTCGCCTGCACGCCCTGCGGTCCAGAAATCTCGATCCGGGGGCGCGGCAGATAGACGGCGTGCACGGTGAAGGTGAAGCTTTCACCAGACGGCAGCACATAGGCAAACTCAAGCTCACAAGGATCGCCATTGATCGCCTGTGTCACCAGTGTCTGATCGGCGAACCGCACCTCTATGGAGCCGGTCAGAGCCGCAATGGAAGGGTCCGCGCCGTCGATGCGGCCGTCCGAGCGGATGGTTTCGATTCGGTCGAGGTTGTTGGCATAGGTAATGTCGGCTGAAACGACATTGCCGAGAGCGGTGCCATTGCGGGTGATCGCCCCGTTGAAATGGCCGAAGCGCTGCAATTCAAGCTCGGCGGGCGTGCCTGCGCTGGTCGTCGTGCCCACCGTCTCGCCCTGTGCCACCAACCGCGCTGTCGCGGTCAGCAGACCAGATCGCTGCATTTGCCAGTTGATCTGGTCGAGCACGCAGCCGGAATACATCGCATAGCGTGGCACCTCGGGCATGCCGGTCTCGATGGACATGCTGGGCAGCGTCCAGGACCCCGACTGAAATTCATGAGTCCAGGGGCCGGTTCCGGTCGTGGTCGAATCGCCAAAACCCGCCTTCAGCCAGAACCCGAAGGCCTCGGCGTCGATCGGCACCATTACATCGCCATCGGCCGTCACCGCGTCCTTGATCGGGGCGAGAGGGTCGCGGCCATACCCAAGCAATTCGCTGTTCAGGAGAGGCTGTTCCGATCCCAGCGAAGTGCTGGCGAAGGGCATCTTCGTGAACCCACTGACCGGCGGAGTGCCGTAAACTGTCTCATACGCAAGCGCCATCTGCGCCCGCGCGCCTTGCGCACGTGCCATGGGGGTCTCCTTTATGGTGGGGTGTCAGGCCAGCGGGCCGGTGGTGGTGTAATGCAGGTTGATCGTGATCACCGCCGCCTTCAGGGCCGCCGCGCCCTCTACAGGCAGATCGACCGAGGCCGGGGCTTCTGGTTCAACCCAGTCGCATAACCCGCCCAATGTACGATCTGCTTCCAATGCCGCGCCGATGGAGGCGATCAGGCTGTCGAATGCCGTTGCGCGGCCATTAGGGGCCTGGACGACCACCTCGAGCTCGGCCTGGTGCTGGTAATGGAAGCGAAGCGGTGACAGCGTCACCTCCGGTTCGCCCGGCTGGCCGTCGCGCAGGATGATCAGCCCCGCCGCAGGGATACGCTCGGGCAGCACCTCGTCACGCAAGGTGAGGGCGGCAAGAGGCTGCAGCCGCGCCAGCAGGGCGGCGAGGACGGTTTCGCGGGTGGTGGGCATGTTTGCTCAATCTGTTGTTCGTCAGCGCAGCAGCAGCTTCGAGACCGGATCAGGGTGAAAGCGCGAATGCAGCATTCGAGACGAGGTGACGGATTGCGGACCTTCGATGCATCAAGCACCAGGGTCTGCTCTGCGGACAAAGTAAGCTTTCGCTGCAAGTGCACCAATGTCAGCTTCGGGGAGGCCGTTCAAAAACGGTGGTTTTTGAACGCTATTGGCTGGCGCAGCATGCAAAGGAAAGGTACGCCAATGTCCCAATCACCAGCGGTTTTTTATCCCACCCTTCGAACTGAGCCAGCGTTTCTCTGACATGGCGTTCTCCGTGGCTTTAAGTACGATCCAATGAGTCGAACGGCGCAATTATCTCGCCAGCTCTGAAAATCTGCTCACGCTTGAACTGGGCGATGGATGTTAAATAGTTGGATCTAGTCGCCCTGCCGGGATGGTCGTGTCGATGTCTTCGGCCAGCAAACTTGCTAACGCGTGAAATTAGCTGATGGCACAGGGTCAGTCCCTATCGAGACCCTCGTTGCGCAGTAGAGCAAGCTTTGCTTGATAGTCCCGCTCATCAAATACCTTTTTCATCAAGGATATGAAGTCTTGATGGCCCCGAGAAGCCCTGTCGTCGA